AATAGACTCTATACACTTGGCGGATAAGTCCAAATGACCGTGAACGGGGACAAAGATATCAAACACTATATTCTGTTTTTCGTTGATGGTCACACATTCTCCTTTGCCCATATCATTTTTTGGGCTTCCCACTGGTCTTTCATTCTGTCCAGTGATACTTTATTGTCTGTATCGCAAAATACACTAAGATAGTCAGTACCGCCTTTCAGTTCATCAAAGTATGGACAGGCAAATACTGGAGCGGCCAATTCGAGTTCTTGTGTCAGCTTCATAAACTTTTCGTGTATCGGGCAGATAACACCTTCGGTAATATCAGACTTACTGCAACTGGAACATAGACAAAAATTGGCGGCGGCGTTAGCAAGCCTGCTGTCACAGTACATCTTTTTCTGAAATCGCTTATTGTAAAAATTTAAGAACATTATACTCCAAAAAGGGAGGGAGGGTTTTTAAGCCCTCCCCTTAGTTTATTCCAGGAATAAGGAAACATGACTGAAGTAGGCAGAGGCAGCCACCGATAGACAACGACCGATTACGGTGTCGCCCTTGGCTGAAGTGATGGAAGCGCTTGCCGCCGGTTTAACAGCGACAGCCCCGGCAACAGTGGTAGACGCTGTGATACCAATACCGACGATAAGTGTAGTGTTATCGGTAAAGGCAGCGCATTCACCACTCCGTTGTATCCAGCAGTAATAAGAGGCTGGAACAGCGACCGGAGCAATACCGGCAACCGCACCCACGGCAACCGTATCGGCGGTGGTTATGGTCAGGTTATCGTAGGGGTTCTGTCTTACGCCGACTTTGGTCGAAGAGGCGGCCAATGCTACTTTGATCGGATCGGTGTCTTCGAGATAAATACTGGCTACCGATACCGAACCTGCGGCGGTATTCCCCTTGATCCGGTAAACATGACCGGCACCGGATGACAGGGATACGAATAACTGACCGCCAGCCAGGGCATCTTTGGTGATAGCGGCGGTACCGCCAAGAGTAACCGTGACCGTGGTAGCACCTACGGCAACTGAAGCCGCTACTGCCAAGGTACCATCAAAGGCAACGTCAGCACTCCCGGCTACATCAGCCATTGAGTTTTGCTGATATAACTTACCGGCGACCATCGCCGTTGCGGAAGCCTTTGAATGGCGAAACTGGCTTCCATTGGGCAAAATCATCAGGGTACCTAATGGAAGATTACCGATTTTAGTGGAACTGGTGGCTTTTTCGTCACCATAGTTTCCATAAATAACATTATTAAACATATTTTCTCCTTGATGTAACTGTAGTCCGGTTTTTTATGAGAACCGTCACTTATCCCAAACTCATTTTTAGGCAGGGGTAGACGCGTCATTATAAAGTTCTACCGTCCACGCGTTTAAGTAGTTGCCGACTCCGTACCGACCCACATACACCAGTTCCCAACCACGAAGTGAGGCATCGTAAGTATTTTCAATGGTTGGCTCTCTGGCAGGACAATAAAGAATAGCCCCATTCGGGCCGGAGGCAAATACGCCACCCTTAACATCATCCCCGGAATCGATAGTAAAGTTACCGTCTTCTACCCAGGGGATACCAAACAGGCGGCCAACTGCGTAGTTACGGATAACTTCGTCGGCCACTGATCCGGAATAGGCCTGGGTTGTTGCGGCAGAACCGGGAAGTAACGGAGTAAGGATGTCAACGATATCAAGGGTAACAAACGGGTGATGTACGGCAGTATAAGGTTGAGGGGCAGGCCCGCCGGCGGAAATAGCATTACCGGCGAGCAGTGCCCGACCGGCAGCCAGATAGCCCATTGTCATGGTCGATCCGGCGGCACCCATCGAGTTTGTGGCGTTATCCAGTCTGGCTAACAAGTCCTGATCTACCTTTAGTTCGTAGCCATCACCGAGCAGCCTACCTGCCGCCCGGATAAGGTCTTCATTGTCATCCTCAACCACTGTTTTGGTCAGGACTATTTTCAGACCGGCTTCGTAAGGTGTCACCTGGACGTTGGTATCCAGCATGGTTTCGGCAGTAGTCATGTCGATACCTTCGGAAAGTTGGTGAGATACCGCCGTATTAAAGTAAGGAATATTTACGGTAGACCCCTTGCCTTTACGGACGTTCCATGACAGACCACGCATTACGTTTTTATGCTGTCTGGTAAATTGGGCTTCATTTATGATGGTTGGAATAGTATCGCCTAATTGGGCAGTAGTTGTATCGCCCATATATTTTCTCCTATTTTATTAGTATCCCCGCTTTCTTCTCGCTTCCATATACTGTGCCCGGATTGCGGGGTCATTTGGGTTGGCAGTATATGCATCCCGGATAGATTCCCAGGAGTTAGAGCCACCTTGAGTTCCACCGGCATCAGGCTTACCTTCAACAAGCGGCTTCTTGACTTCGGACTTTTTAGTCCATAGTCTACCAGCCATCTTGCGGGCGAATTCCTCAGTTAGTTGACCGGCATCCTCACAGATATCCTTAAGTTTAACAGCGTCACCGCCATCATACTCATCGGCAATATCCCACGCAGTCAGGGCAAACTTTTCAGACTTTGCTTCTTTAATCTCCGTCTGATGTTCTTCCCATTCCTTATCGTGAGATTCTTTCTCTGCCTTATAACTGTCACGGTCTTTTCTTAGGGCATCTTTTTCGGCTCTAAGTTCCCGTTTCAGTTTAAGGATTTCGGTCTTATCGGCGTCTTCCCCGGCCAGTTTATCAAGATCGTCTTCAAGCTCTGCAATGCGGTTAACATGTTCTTTGATAGTAGCCGCTTGCGTTTCCTGGGCTTTGGTAACTGCCGATTCTAATTCAGTCTTATGCCTCCGGCCAGCCTCGGCCAAAGCTTCACGGACTGCTTTCTGTCTGAGTTCATCAACCTGATCTTTGGTGAAAGTCTCAGCTTGTGAGGTACTTCCTTCCTTCTCAACCGGAGTCTGCGGCTTTTCAGCGGGAGAGTGCGGTTGTGCAGTTGTGGTTTCGCTCGGCATAATTTAACTCCTTACCTGTTTATATTCTTGGCGCACTAGGCGCACGGATGCTTGTGATTAATCTTGCTTTAGGCATTTTTCTTAAAGCAACGGTATTTCTTGAAGGGGTTGAACCGCTAAAACTCATACCACTCGCTCTACCACTAGTGGTAGACACCCTGCGTGATGTACCACCAGTAGTGGTTTTACTGGCTTGTAATGGTTTCATTCCTTCCTGTTCCTGTAACCATTTATCAATGGCGGGATTAGCTTTTCGATAATCAGTTCGCCATGAGGTTTTGGATGCTTCAGGATGCGATTTACGGAATGCAGTTTTGGCTGAATCTGTTTTTAAACCTTGATAAGTTTGCCAGTCCTTCAGGTATTTATCTGGAAGTTCGCCATTATCTACCTGGGTCTTCGACATGGCAAGATAAGAACTGGAAGGCAAATCGTTATATTCAAAGTACGACTTCCACAGGTTTTTATCGGAGGGTATTTTCTCGGTACCATCCGAGTCTTTCTGAAAAGCCGGTATCAGTTCCAGTGGAATGTTATATTTATTTGCCAGCGATTCCACCTGATTGGCGATTTCAAGACTGCCATTTTCCTTAAGGTTGGTCCAACTGCCGGTCAGATATTTACCGACCACATAATCAGGATTAGACTTAACATATTCTTTCTTTTGATTGTCACTGATCAAATTGTATTCGTCATCAAGTTTTTTATAATTCCAGTAGTATTCGACAACAGGATCAAAGCCACCCTTCTCATTTAATTGGGCTGGATCGACATTATCAGTGTTTTCACGAATATCACTAAATAACGCTTTAACGTCATAAGTCCAGTCTTTTGCCCTGATTTCAGCCATTTTATCGGGGTTGGTTATATTTTTTAAGGCTTCATTCAGTCCCTCAGTATCAGTTTGGCCGAGTTTACCGATGGCCTGTTTAACGGCATTACGTTCCTCTCCGGTTGTATAGGTTGTTATGCCCATACCAACAGTAGAAGGTAAAGCCACCAACCCACCCGGTAAGCCTTCCTCGTTAATAGCATCTATCATATCCTGAATTGCCAGTGGGGTCAGGTTTTCGTATGCCAGTGTTTTAAGAGTTGCTAAATCCGGTTTTATCTTATCTCCGCTATAAGTCTGCCCGGACATGATGTCGGCTACTAACCCGACTGCGGGAGATTCTTTGGAGCGTAAGAACTGGCTTAAGGTTGTACTTACGCTTTGTGGTTTTACTTTTCCTGTAGTGGTCTTAGTTTCGCCCGTGATAAGCCGGGAGGCCAGCCTTATATATTGTAAATAACCACCCCATATATCTACCCTGGTCTTGCCTATCACCATCTTTCCGAAGTCGGCAGAACGTGGGTCAGTTTCTACTTTACCGCCAAGCATCTTGTAGATACCGAGAACAGTACCACCAAAAGCAAGCAAGGAGGCCAGTGTAGACCAAGCCTCTTTACGGACAAAGGCAGAAGATGAGAATAACCGGGTTGGTAATAAAATACGTGAAGAAAATAACCGCGGAGAATAGAGTAAGTTGAATACAGGTGTAAATTTTTGCAAGTTTTTAGGTATTTCACCACGGCCAACCGCTTCAGTTATAAACTGCCCAAAAGCCTTGAATTCGGACTCATCGGCCCCTATCTTTCTAAGTTGCTTGACTCCGGACTTCCAGATATCAGATTCAAGTTTAGCGATAAAAGTAGTAGCACCACGTTGAGACATTCGAACACCCGGTATATTTTCAGCAAAGTTGGAAGCAAAACTTTCCAACCTTTTCATGTACGGAGCCCCTTTTTCAAAGGTCGGGATATCCAGATAACCTTTATTTATACCCCATGCCACGTCCGGGTCTTTGACTATTTCACTCATTATACCTTCAGCGATAGATTCACTTCGCATGGCTTTTAAGCCCGGCCCCCATGATTTAGCCCATGCAATAGGATGTCTGACACCTGCAACAAGCCCTTGACGAAACGGCATACTGAAATCGTAACCAGATTGAATTGACCTGGGAATATTAAGAACATCAACTATATTAACGCCAATTTTCTGTAGTTTCTTGGCAATATCTATACGTTTAGATGCTGGTAACAAAGATAATTGATTACCTTTATCTTTAAGGTTGCGTAAATAGTCCATCATTGCTTGATCGAGTGGCGGGTATTTATTATCAGGGAGTGCTTTTATACCCTTTTCCAGCCCATTTACAAAGTCTTCCCCAAATACCTTAACCAACCGGTCATAAGCTGAAAGACCTTTTGTACCTTTGATTCTTGGAATCGCATCATTAACAAGGGCATTTCTAAAAGCCGTAGTTGTGGACATAATTTCAAAATCGTCACCGGCAAGTACCTGTTGTATTTTGGCCTCAAGTGATGGTCTGGCTGATTCCGGGATTAAATCACCAATGGTCTTTTTACCTGTCGGTAATTTACCAGCCATATTTTTAATAGCCTGGTTATATGCCTGTTCCGCATTTAAACCGGATGAAGTTGCCTTTTCTAATTCTGCACGAAAACTGGCCGCCCTTGCCGCTCTTATTTCAGTTCTAGCCTGAGACACAGCATCCCATTGAGTTTTAGAACCCTTCAGTTGTTCGCTGAAAGTTTTAATAAACTGGTCGGCATTCTCGGGGGTAGCCGCAGTTATTGAAGGTTTAGGCGGTTCGACCGGGGGTATATTACCTTTTCCGGTTACAGGTGCGTTTTTTGCTACCTGCGAGGCTTCATTTACAACAGGCTGAGTGATTTGTCCTGTCGTGGGTTTAACGGCCTCCGTAGGTCGAGTTCCCATTGCCTTCCTGACTTCTTCAGGTACGGGTTTGAAAACCGGTGCCCCCGTTCCCTCTGTAACAGGTCTCAAGGCTTTTTGTAATGTTTCAACAGGTGCCGTTTCTACAAAGTCACGACTGAAACCAGTCCGTTTTGCGATCTCATTAATTAAATCGGTATCACGTAAGGGAGTAACTATCTGTTCGGTAGATGTGTTAATAAATCTGCTTATGATATCTTCCCCCCCACCCGCCGCCTCACCACCAAGACGCAGGGAACCGCGTTGTAGTGCAGGACTGGTGATGTTCTGTCCTATCGGGGTATTTGCCAGTTTCTTTAATGACTGTATAACCGATGTCTGATCGAGTTTAGAAATGGCTTTTCCAAGTCCTTCCGATAGACCGGGGATTGCATAATCAAGACCCTTCATGGCAAGTCTGGCCGCCGGTTTTATTTCCGGTACAGGGAGTATATTCAAAGCCGCCGAACCCGCCCCGAATAACTGGGCCTTTGTCGCTTCCGGACTTACATTCGCCACATCGTACAGGTCGGTTTGAGGATTGACTCCGAATATCCGGGCTACTTCTTCGATTTGAGACAGTATTGCCCGTTGTTTCTCCCATTTCGGCTTGTCCTGTAGCCATTGTTCAGGGTTAGTCTGATAATTTATTTTCTCGGCTACACTCATATCAGACCATTCTTCGTCGGACGGTTTCCAGTCAAAAGAAGTACCTTTCTGCGTAGCCAGTTTGATAGTCGGACGCTCTGCCTGTTCGAGGGTCATGGGATTAATAGCCTGACTGACTCGTGTGCCCTGAGTAATACCTGTTAAATCTTTCTTTACTTCAGGAATTACTTTTAATGGTTGGCTATTTAATGGACTTGTAACTCTGCCCTGTGGATTGGTTAGTGTCTGAGGTTTACTTACGTCCCATATTAATTCAGGTTTAACATTCAATTTTTTAAGAAATGTCTCAGTCTGCCGGTTACGTCCGGTTGCCCACAGTCCTTTTAGTAGCGCCTGAGCATTAAACTGAGTGGTTGAGGCTATACGGGGTAGTGTCATTGAGGTATTACCTGTGCCGTACTGGATAATTCACCTGCCTGTCCCGCCAGCATGAGTTCCTCGGCCATCTGTTGCGGACTAGGCATACTAGCTGCCTCGGCCATCGCCTGTTGAAAAGAGTCAAGCACGTCCTGTTCACTCCATTTAATCTTTGCCATAGTTATACTCCCACACTGACACCAAGGTTAGTCATGTTGGGTTGCTCCATATAATTACCGGGTTGTGCCCCAATCTGGGTATACTGTCCGTTTCCCTGCCCCTGACCGCCCGCCTGTCCTGCCTGGGGCATCATAGCCCCCTGAAGAATAAGGTCGGTACCAAGTTTGGTCATACGCATGGACTCAAGATTCTTAGCATCGGCATCGATACCTTCCAACCCTTCCGCTTCCCTTGCCAGCGAACGAGCTTTTCGGAAATAAAAAAGTACCGGGTCGGCCTGTTCCGCCCTTTCCCCCTCAATCCGGGCAATTTCACCTACCGGATCCTGATGCCTGAGTATATCTCTCAGCCGGGTTTCCATAGAAAGGCCGGTAGCTGAATTGAACATGGCAATATTGGCAATTTCCTGCTTGCGGGTACGGGTCATGGACTCATAATTAATGGTATATTCGCTCGGGTCGCCCATTTGTGAGGCAATATATTCCTTCTGCTTGCCGAACCTGCCTATTTTACCGTCAAAGTGGCCCTGCTGATACTGTTTTATATCCATCCGGGCACAGGCAACCTTATAATCCTCGATAGCCTTAAGACGCGGTGACAGAATCTTATTTCGGATCTCGGTTTGTTCCGTAATCCAGATGGCAGTAGCCGGCTGGTCTAAACTACCCAGGTCAAGATTATTCACGCCCCCGCGCATGAGAGCGGTTCCTATCTCGTTATGGCTCATCCTATTAGCCATGTTGATGTCCGGTTGCTCGATCTTCTGGTAAAGATTAGGCTGGTTGGGTGTTTCAGCCGGAGGTACATCATAAGTGGTAGCCGGTTCATTGGGATATGGAGAAGGCGGCTCACCTTTATTGGGTACCCGCTGGTAAGGCGGGGCCAGTGCCAGCATGGCAAGAGACTGGTCGATGGATATGATCCGGTTCCACTCCGGGTACATCTTCTCATCAAGAAAGAAAATAGACTGCCCCTTGTCTACCAGGTATCCCTTATCCAGTTGCATGAAACCTTCCGGGGCCGGTATAATAACAAAAGGAGGATACTCAAGCTGGTGTTTATTAATTTTTACAACCTTACCATCAATCCATATTTCTTCTTTTTGCCCGTCCCAATAGTCACAAACTTCGACTTCATTTATATAAGGACGTAAGTTTATGCCGTAATCACGGAGTACCGAACCCCTTGACCTTGCCCAGCGGACATTTACCCAATCATAGTCCTGCCCATACCGTTCATAGGAAAGATAACGGCAGTCGATGGGAATAACTTCCAGGTAAGGATTACCGTCCTTATCCGTCTGCCAGATACGGCGTGAAGCGATCCAGCCCCGGCTGCATATATTAAGAGCGGTAAAATATTTGTCCCTGCCAAACTCGGTATTAGCCAGTCTTTCCTCTACCATTGCTTCCCGGTCGTCAAGAAAAGACTCGATTAGTGTCTGCTGTCTGGATGATATACTACCCTCTACCACCGTCTGCCAGGTAGCTGAAATTATCCAGCTTTGGACGGCATTAAGAAAGACACCCGGGTCATTCATAGTAACCGATATCTGTCCCGGTAGTTTGTTTCCGTTGCCATCCGTAAGCACATAAGGCTCGGTATAAAGTTTCCGGTGCTTATCCATCCGGTCGTATAGCTTCTGAAAGACTTCTCTTTCGACCCGGCCTACCATTTCTATTGTTGTTTCATTTTCAGCCATAGGCTTATCCCCACCGGTATATTATCTCCGGTAATCACTGAGTCTTCTCTGCATTACCCCGATACTTCTCAACTGTGTCTCCTGAGTAAAGTCAGATGCAATATACCTTAAAGCCGCCAGCAGGTGGTACTTGCTTTCGTCCTTTATTTTACCCACGGTCGGCCTGTTTTCGTCATCCAGTTCCCATAAACAGTTGGCGATTTCCGCCAGCAGATTATGCAAATCATCATAGATTATAATGCGGTTCCTTTCCATGAGGGCAATCGTTCTTTCTATCTGTACTGCCGGTTTAGTCCATACCGGAGCCATGATATTCCAGCCGTGAGCCGTATACCCCTGCCTGATTTCATCCTCCGTGGTTACATTACCACCCACGCTTTTAACCGGCTTTTGGTCCAGCATGATGCCCTTGAATGCCTCCACATGCTGAGCAATACTCTTACCCCCACCGGGCAGGTATTCCTTAAATATATGAATATCACCGTTGGCCGGGTCTCTTGCCATGAAAAGGGCCGCCGGATTACTTATTCCGAAGTCATGCCCGGTATAAACCGGCCAGTCGGATAAAGCGGCAGGCATAAGCGACCGGGGTCTGATACACCTTGCCCCGTTAAATACCCCGTATACCAACCACGAATTTTCAATATCATCGTCTTCAGCCAGGATTTCCTTCCGGTATGAGTCCATCGACATATCCTTAACTACCTCGTCCAACCCCTCCTGACTGATATACGGATTGTCAAAACTGGTGAAATGAAAGGCTTCCCACCTTCCCGTCTTATCCTCAAGAGCCGCCTTGAACATCTTGGAGGCATGTCTCGGGTCTATGGCCTTGGATACCCCCGTACTCCTTAAACTCGGCGGCGTATAAATAAATACGGCATCCCCATTATTATCCATCAGCATGGGAGCACCTACATCGTTCCACAGGTCCTCCGCTACCAACTGAAACTCATCTACTATTAAAAGGTCGGCATAGTCACCTCTTAACGTGTTGGCATTCCAGGCCGTCTTACACTTTATCCTTCCCTCCGTCTTCGGCCACTCCAGATACCTTTCCGTCTCATTTTTATAGATCACCTTGGCATCTATCAGGTCCCGGTAGGCTGTCGTTATCTCGTACCAGAACCGCCCCGTCTGCTCTGAAGTCGGTGCCGCATAGAGTATTCTTCGCTTCTTGGCAAACTCCTCATTCCCCAGTATCCCCGCCCCTACCGTCTTCCCTCCTCTACGTCCTGCCCGGATTATCTTCCTCTTTGCCTTGCTCCGGATAAACCGCTCCTGCTCCCCGTGCGGTACCCTTAAATGTACCTGTAGCTTCCTTACTGTCTCTACTGCCATGATGTAAAGCCTTTCGATTTTACTATAAAAAACTTTGGGGTATATCTACTAGAGAGAGACTTACCTCCCCCAACAACCACGCCCCTCCCCCCACCGGCCACTACCCTGTACCTGTTCGGAGAAATAGAAGGGGTTGATATTGACAGCAACCAATGATCGTGATACAGTCCAGGTATGTCTATTATTAAAGGTATTGACCTGTCAGTTAAGGGAAACCTGGAAGCTGCTGAACGGGCTGTGTCCATTAAAAGGAAGGGCACCAGAGTACCCAGAGCTATCGGTAAAAGCAAGGATATTATCTATCCCGTTGATTCCAAACTTACACGGTAACGGATACGTAGAATAGCAGTTATGGTAAGTCAGCCTTGTTTTCCTCTGTTATGTCAGCCTTCTCAGGTAGTTCCTTAACCTCTCCATTGATAACATGGTCTGGCTCTTTATCATGTTGTAGTAGTCTACTACTATCATATATCAGCTCAATGGTGATATGGCTTTCGGTAGGTTGATTATAAACATGCAACATCTTGTTATCCGTGTCTATTGAACTAATCCGGTCTGAAGCTTTCTCATCCTTGTTTGAGGCTATTTCGTGGAGAATTTCACGTTTTTTCTGGATAGATAGGACGTTTTGATTCTCCACTTTATCTCTTAGTTCTTTAATCCTTAGAGCTATCTTAGGTTCGTCGATTAGTCTTGATGCCGATATATCAACTACTTCCCGGCCGGTAGTAGGTTGGACCTCGTAGGCTTGCAAATAGGCCTGATATTGAGACATCCCCTTAAGGATATTCTGGCAGAAGTTCTCCTGTTTCTGAGTGAGTGGTCTATTCTGAGTCATGGTCACGCCAAAGCCCCCGCCTTATCGAATATCTGTTTAACCGAATAGCCATCGGATAAAGCCTCAATATAATAGATATTTGTTTTCCCTTGCCCTAACCTCGCCCATGAAATAAGTCTACGTGATTTTAATTCGGATAAAGAACGCCATATAGTAGTACGCTTTACTCCCATGTTATCAGCGAGTCTTTTATGACCCGGGAAGCATTCGCCATCTTGCCAGGCATAAGATAGTAATAGAAGATATAAGACCTTTGCATTTACTGATAAAGATCCATCGCGTATAACAATGTTAGGGGCTTGAATAAAACCGTGACGGAGTGATGAATCTCTGAATATAAGAGTACGTCGTTCCTGGTTTTCCATAAATCGTCCTTTTGAGATTGATGTTGCAGTGGTGAAACATCAAGATGTACCATCCGTGAAACATCAGAATGAATCTAAATAGGCACGGGTACTAATACTCAATTACTAATACTCAATAAGAGAATGACGGAGTTGATACATCTGGATGCGTTTGTGATTTATAGTCTATAAGCAATAACAAAAATGAAATTGTAAAGTACAATACATATTATAATATAGCATTTATTATGTAAAGAGAGGCCGGGCAATTAACAGGGCGATTAATCCCCGGCCCCCGGGCAAAGGAGGAAAGAATGGACCTGGGACACTTAGAGGAGACAGAATCAATTCTATCATATTCTGTCAACTGTTACACTTTCAGTCTCAATCCAACATTTTAAATTTAACCGTTCACATGCTTTACATAACTTTATTTTTTAATGACATGGTTAAAACTGCTTGACATTTCTTTATCTTCTATGTTATTATAGGGTTGTAAGTTAAGTAAGGGAGGAAAACAAGTGGAAGCACATCTAAGTAAAACCGGGATGACTTTATCCGAAGCAATTAATCATTCTAAATTAATCGGATACTTAAATTGTAGAATATGTGGGTGTCTAATGACTGACAACTACAACCGTGTCGAAATGGTAAACGCACTAAGAAATGACGGGCTATGTTCATCTTGTCATTTCGACCTTTATAGTAACAACAATCAACATAACACGGATTTTAGTTAAGTAGCTTATTAATAAA